TTGGTCTTACCTTTAGGGACTCTGCCCAGCATGACCTTCTGCCACTTGTGGACTGACACGCGCATTATGTTTTCGTAGTCGTGGGACTCAGCCATGCCGACTAATTTACCAAACGAGATCGCCATTGACCTCACCGCTTGGCTACTCTTCGCGTGCGCGAGTGGTTCCTCGACCGCAAAGATAAAGGGGGTGTTTAGATCCATTACCCATTGGTGGACTTTACGGATGTCGATTTCTTTCTTCTTCGACATCTGGAGAGTAGGCATACGGATTTTATCGATGAGACTGCCGTCGTGTTTCGATATGGCGCAGAGTCCGCCATCTAATCCGTTGTCTACTCCGACGATCATATTTCAAGAGCGTCTCTTCTCCGCTGTTTTTACGGTTGGATCGTAATTAGATCGCCAAAAACAATCTCCGCGATTTCTTGTGGACTACCGAGAATAGGGTCTCCGTTAGGATAATACGCCCCAAGAAACTCACAATGTGTGCCGTTTTTCCACAATATAGATACTTGTTTTTGCCCATTGTCATACCATGAATCGAATGGCCCGTGAAGTTTGCCATTTTCAATTCCAGCTTTAACAAGGAGTTTGCCATTTTCATGGAACCTAATGGATGTTCCTGAAAACAAGCTATCTTCGTCCATGCTAGCGGACGTATAAAACGTGGACGTGAGATTGTTGGTATACAAATCCAAACCGTTTACGGTCGGCCCGTCTGGATAATCGGGGGCGCGAGAAACATACGACTCCACTCCAGATTTTACTAACAAGAAAAAAATTATGGCTGCTAATACTACTATTACTTTTTTCATTTGTTTTTAACTGTGTGTCTTCTTAGGCTGGTACTCAGGACAATACATATTGTCGCAGTTCTCGTCCACAGTCCCGTCGCACGTCTCGCAGTGTTCCTCGCGTTCCTCAGTGAGGAGAGCTTTCGCAAGAATCGAGTAATTCACAAGATCCTCACAGGCGTCATCAACCGACTCGCCAGCTACCTGCAACTGACCGTCGTTCACGAACGACTTAATCCGCATCAGTTTATCCTGCATCCTCAACAGCAATCCGGTAACCGGATGGAGTCCTAACGATTTAGCTGACTTGAAATTAGCGAGTGCGTCGATTGTCTCAGTGCCGCCGCAGTAGTCGCTGTTCTTTGCTCGCATGATGTCGAGCGTTTTCTTACACGTCTCTTCGTGGAGACGGAATAGGGTTTCGGGTTTCATTTGACTGGTATTGAATCTCCTCTGATCAGTAGGCCGTCTCCCTCCGCTGGCACAAGAACCCTGATCCCTTTCGGCAACGATTGCAGGTAGAACACTTCGCGAGCCGTTGACGCTCTCACTCGATACCATAGTCCGTCGGCGGTATCGACAGGAAATCGGAAATCAGAACCCTCATCTACGCGGGTAATGAACCTTGCCCCTACTTCGGGTTCACGATCTTCAAACATTGTGACGGTATTAAATCTCTTTTCCGGTCTCGGCGTCAATCGTTTTTTTCTGTTTTATCGCCCCTCCTCCTTTGTCCGCTTTGGAGTTGTTCAGGATAGAAATATCGATCTGCATCTTACTACTGCCTCCACCAGTCTTCGCGTTAAGACCTAAGTTACGTCGAATAAGCTGGTCGAGTTCAGACATCTCGCGGATTGTCTTCGGACCGCGTAGGGTCTTTATCGAGTCACGAAGCAACTTAATTCCGGCTGCGGCTACGTAGTGCTGGTATTTGTCGGCGGGTGAGTTCTGCGCCTCTGCGATCTCGCTAAGGGTAACGTCCTCTTCTTTGGACGCTCGGAACCGCTCCTCCACAATCGCGGAACTCACGGTCTCGTTGAAGTGGTCGTCGAGGTCTTCTTTGAGTTGATCTTTATCGTCGTCTGGTTTCAGGTGTTCGTCTTTGACTTTTTTATTGTGGATCAGGTTGTCGAGAACCTTGCCGTCCGACATATCCCCGTTCACCTTCGCAGCGACTCCGTGCTTCTTCAGCCATTTACGAATTGTATTGCGGTGGACCCCAATGTGTTGACCAATCGCACTATTACTGTAACCTTCTTTGTTAAGGCGCAAGGCTTCGGCCTCGCACTCCCGTATAGGTTTTTCAGACATCCACTTAATTATGCCTTCCGAAGCAGACAAACGCAAGCGCGTTCTGGAGCCGCGCATCGACCCACAATCCAAGAAAATGGACGTGGGCGGTCTAATGATCCAGCCCACCAGTCTCCTTACCGCTCTACTTTACGGTTTCGCGCACCACCCGAACGACAAGGCCAAGGAGTTCTACTTCTGGAGAGTATGCGACGAACTATGGAATAGGGAAGAACTACCGGAGCATATGATGGTTCGTCATCCTTGGGCCGAAAAGATGATTCGGGCAGCGATTAAGCACAAATATCTGGCGGTCGGTGGTTCTGCGTCGTCCGGTAAATCACACACAATGGCCGCATGGGGTATCGTCCAGTGGTTGTCGCAGCCACGCGATACGCTGGTTCTGATGACCTCGACTACCTTACGGGAAGCACGAAAGAGGATTTGGGGTTCAGTAATGTCTTTGTTGTCGGTGATCGATGGTGCGCCGATCAAGATACGGGATTCGATAGGAAACGCGGCCTACATCGATGAAAACGGCACGCTTATCGAGAGGGCTGGTCTTTCACTTATCGCAGCGGAAAAATCTAAGACGCGAGAAGCCATCGGAAAATTCATCGGAATCAAGCAGAAGCGCGTGATTATGATCGGCGACGAGCTTTCAGAACTTTCTGAGAGCATCTTGCAGGCTGGCCTGACTAACTTATCTAAGAACCCGTCATTTCAAATGATTGGTATGTCCAACCCGAACAGCCGATTCGATGCGTTCGGCGTCTGGTCGGAGCCGAAGAAGGGCTGGGAGTCCGTTGACACGCAGACCGCTGACGAATGGAAGACTAAATGGAACGGTAAATATATTAGACTGGATGGTGAGCGGAGTCCGAACATTACTTTAGGAGAGGTAAAGTATCCTTGGCTACCTACCGCTGAGAAGCTGGCGGAGGACAGGGCGTTATTGGGGCCGGAGTCCAGAGGATACATGAGGATGGTTCGCGCCGTCTTCTTTGATTCGGACGAAACGACGGGAATCTACTCTGAGGCGGAGCTTACCAAAGGTGGCGCGATGGGGGAGGTCGATTGGGTCGGAAAACCGACGGCGGTAGCCGGAATAGACCCTGCCTTCACGAACGGGGGCGACCGGACTATTATGTATACCGCCGAAGTAGGCTACGCCCGAAACGGCCAATACGTATGTAAATTGGGAGAGGCGATCCACCTAAACGATGACGCCACTAATAAAGCGGTTCCGCGCACCTACCAAATCGTCCACCAGATTATAGATCACTGTAAACGCCGAAATATCTCTGCTAACAACGTAGCACTCGACTCGACCGGAGCGGGTGCGCCGTTCTGCGACGTGTTGGCTGGTGAGTGGTCGAGCGACTTTATGCGCGTCACCTTCGGTGGTAAAGGATCAGACAAGCGTGTCAGCATGAACAGCCAGCTTACCGGAGCCGAACTCTACACGAATCGGGTATCCGAACTCTGGTTCGTTGGCAAGGAACTGCTGAGAACTAAGCAGATCTACGGTGTTTCATCGGATCTCGCACAGGAAATGTGTGCCAGAAACTACGACATGACTAAAGGAACAGGCACGCTGAGAGTGAAGATTGAGTCGAAACCAGAGTTCAAGGCACGGTTTGGTCGCAGTCCAGACTTGGCAGATGCTGCTTTCTTGGCTCTCGATTGCGCTCGCCAGCGTCTAGGATTAGTGGCTGTTGATCCACCGAAAGACGATAAGGATGCGGGGTTCAGGAAACAGGTTACGATTAAAAGTCTTAGCGGTGCGCTCAATAATCCAGATACCAGCCTGATCAGCTAAAAAAAACTTTTCTCTGAGGCTCTTAGTACCTTATAATATATTATAAGGTACTAAAGGTCTGGGAAAAAAGTTTTTTTTGCCCCGAATCCCGAAGATTGACACTTGTTCCTAAAACCTGTATCTTTTGCCTGTGGCGAATAAACGATTCAAGCGGCTCCCTTCTGGCCGTATCCAATACCACGGCGAGACGTTCGCTGGCTTTAATAAGCCTAAACGCGCCCCGAAAGGGTCGAAAAAAAAATTTGTCGTGTTAGGCAAGGAAGGTGACAAAATCAAGAAAGTCTCGTATGGACATCGTGATTACAGCGATTTCACGAAACACAAGAACCCGAAGCGTCGGGCTAATTTCAGGGCCAGACACAACTGTAAAACCGCTAAAGATAAGACAACCGCACGCCACTGGGCCTGCAAGCACCTCTGGTAATCATGGCTAAAAGCAAAAAAGACGAGCTTAAACAAGCGAGTGCCTCCGTTAAGGCGAAGAAGAACGCAGCTCCAGCGGCAGCTCCAGCGGCAGCTCCGGCAGCTCCAGCGGCAGCTCCGGCAGCTCCGGCAGCTCCGGCAGCTCCGGCAGCTCCGGCAGCTCCGGCAGTTGGGAGTTCCGCTTACTTCGCGCCCCGCTCTCTCAGCGGCGGACCGTCGAAAATCTCAAGAGCTGGTATGGAGGACACTCCCTCAAATATGCCGAGTTCAGACGCTGGCTCTCCGGCAGTTGGTAGTTCCGCCTACTTCGCGCCCACCTCTCTTAGCGGCGGACCGTCGAAAATATCAAGAGCTGGTATGGATGAAACGGCTCCACCATCTCCGGCAGAAGCAGCTCCAGCAGAAGCAGCTCCGGCAGAAGCAGCTCCGGCAGTTGGTAGTTCCGCTTACTTTGCACCCACCTCTCTTACAGGAGGGCCGTCGAAAATATCAAGGGCTGGTATGGGAGACGAGTTCCCTACAGGCGCAGCAGAAGCAGCTCCGGCAGTTGGTAGTTCCGCTTACTTCGCGCCCCGCTCTCTTACTGGAGGGCCGTCGAAAATCTCAAGGGCTGGCCTGTTGTCGAATGTAAAATCTGACCTCCGCAAGAAGACAGCGAAGCCCGTAGCTAAAATCTAACACTCTCGTAATCATGGACAGTAAAGAAGAAGAAGAAAAAAAAGCAGCCGCTGCTAAAAAAGTAGCCGCGCTTAAACAAGCGAACAATGCTGTTCAGGCGAGTAAGAACGCTAGCCAACCCAATTACAATATAGGAATAGACAAAGAAACTGCGTCGCAATACGACTCGGCTTTTAAAGATGCTGGTATCACCTCGACACCCACCTCTACGGTTGAGCCACCCGCCTCTACGGTTGAGCCACCTACCCCTACGTCCTCTGAGGGAACGAGTAGTCTACCGAAATTCGGATCAAAAATCGAGGGTAAGGAATATAAAGCTTCAAATGATAAAAATTTTCTTGAAGAAACCGCCCAATCAGATCGCGAGGACGAAGAAAGAAAACAACAACAACAACAACAACAACAACAACTCTCCACCCGACAGGGCATCGCCTCCGGCTTAGAAGACTTGTCTCGACGGGGAGCCTTAACGGGTGATCTTCTTAAACAGGCTCGCGAACGGGCTACCACCGCTGGTGTTTCTGAGGAGCAGTTTAATTCGTTCATGGATAAAAACCGAATCCGGCCCTCAAACTTTGCAACTGCGCCAAAATCTTCTTCACCACAAGAAGCTGCTCAGAATGCCCTCTTTGAGGCTGAACATGGTTCGGCACTTAGGGCGATGGATATTAGGAGCAACGACCCAAACTACAAATTTGGTAGTGGTTCAGTGTTGAACCAACCGGCACGGCGAGTCGGTCCTGAGAGTGGCAAGCTACGTAATGCGGCCCGTAGGCTCCGTCGTAAAGGGTATACCGCACAAGCAGGCCGGATGGCGGAAGCCGCAGAGATAATGCGTCTGGGGGAGCCAAACATCG